GTGAAAGCGCGGACAGTTGCGCTCTCGTAGGCCGCTGTCTTTACCGCTCGTCTGCTGACGAAGCAAAAGAAGTTCTCAGTGCTGCGCGGACAATTGCAGTGACTCAGGAGGTTCGTACTTTTCCGACTGGTGCAACACGCAATGTGGAAACTACCAAGCTTGACTACGAGGGTTTCCTCTCTCCGCTCGCTCTGCGGCGGTATGCAGAATACATGCATAAGCACAGAGTACAGTCCGATGGTAGTACTCGCGATAGCGATAATTGGCAGAAGGGCATCCCTATCGCCTCGTACATGAAAAGTATGTGGCGACATTTCATGGACGTTTGGATGTCGTATCGCGGTTACCAAAAGATGTCAGAGGAAGAGCTTTGTGCGTTGTTCTTCAACGTGCAGGGGCTGCTGCATGAGTGTGTGAAGGCGGGGCTCAAATGAAGTTGTATCTCGCCGGGCCTATGCGGGGATATCCCGAGTTTAATTTTCCTGCGTTTCATCAGGCAGCAGCAGAATTGCGGGAAGCTGGTTACGAAGTCTGCTCTCCTGCTGATCGCGATCTCAACGAAGGCTTCAACCCTCAGACCGATCAAGCTCGTTCTCTCAAGTATTACATGAGACTTGATTTGCCAGCTGTGCTCGATGCGGATGCCGTTGCTGTTCTTGAAGGATGGGAGCGTTCTACAGGTGCAAAGCTTGAAATCTACGTTGCTCGGGCGTGCGGAATGCCGGTGTATACCGTCGAAACCATCCTCGATCATCGCCTGATTCCGATGGACTGCTAGCAGCGTGCTAGCAAACAGGTTAGAGGGGTTCCGGCTCCCTAACTCTTACCACATAGGCTCCGGTAGGAACCATAGACCTTCATGGCAGACACCCCGATACCCTCGATTTCCAAGGCCCTGGTCGATTGGCTAGACCGCTTGTATCCAGATAGATGCCCGAATCCGAACATGTTGGAGCGGGAAGTGTGGATTGCAGTCGGTCGCGCTGACGTGGTTCGTAAACTCAAACACGAACATGAACAGCAAGCTATCCGAGTTCTGGAGTCCTAACCAATGAGCAGCCCCGTACTCCCGTCGTTGCTTGTCAGCACGCGCCTTCCTTCATTAGAAGAGCTAACGGGTGAGTTGAACAGTCTTCAAGCTCGTCTCGCAACATATGAAGGAAAGGAAGGTTGGTTCGCCAACATTCAACGACGGACGTTACAAGAAAAAGTTACTCAGAAGCAGAAGCAAATCACGCAGCTACAACACCCCACCGATCAGTCAGGCGTACCTCCAGCCCCGGACGCCGGAGCCATCTTTGGGCCTCGCATCGAGGTGCCGAAGGTTGGCTTTGATGATCTGAAGATCAACCTCCCGAGATAACTACGGATGCCTGACGACAACAAACAAGAGCAGCCCCCTGTGGTAACAGCCTCGGGTCGATATACGCAGCTAGAAACTCTACGGTCCCCTGTGTTAATGCGGGCGCGTGAGTGTTCTATGTTAACGATTCCCGCGCTACTCCCACCGGAGAGCACGAACGACACCTCACAGTTACCGACGCCATTTCAGAGCGTCGGTGCTAGAGGGGTCAACAACCTTTCCTCGAAGCTCTTACTCGCGCTGTTTCCTCCTGGTTCGTCGTTCTTCCGCTTGAAAGTGGAAGACTTCTTGATGGACAAGTTGAAAGCGCGCGGTGGTGATGATCCTACAGCAGAGATTGAGGCAGCGCTGGCGAAGGTGGAACGCGCCACGCTTACGAGAATGGAACAGAAGGCGTGGCGTCCTGTCCTTAGTGAGTGCAAGAAGCATCTCATCGTGGCAGGCAACGGTCTTCTGCAAATTCTCAAGGGTGGCGGGCTGAAGTTTCACAACCTCGCCAACTATGTCGTTAAACGCGACGTATCTGGTGAGCCGTTTGAGATCATCGTTCGCGAGGGTCTCAGCAGAAAGACTCTACCACCGTTGGTCAAAGCAATCGTTGACTCGAAGACTAACGCTCAGGGTGCGCCGCCTGCTGCGGATAAAGACGGCGACACGATCTGGCTATACACCTGGGTGAAGAAACAGGACAACGGCTCGTGGAAGGTGCATCAGGAAGTACTCGACGTGCTTGTTAAAGGGACAGAAGGAACGTATCCCAAAGATAAGAACGCTTGGATCGCTGCCCGTTGGACTGCGATTTCCGGCTCCGATTATGGACGCGGACATGTCGAGGAATATCTCGGAGACCTACACTCTCTTGAATCCCTCAGTCAATCCATCGTTGAGTTCGCTGCTAATGCCTCGAAGATCATTTGGATTTTCGATGAGGGTGGTGTCACGAGTAGAAAAGAGATCGAAAAAGCTTCAAGCGGCTCGATGGTCGAAGGCGCTGTAAGTAATGGCAAGCCGAAAGACATCGCAGTCATGGCGATGGAGAAGTTCCCTGATTTCCAGGTTGTCAAAGCGACAGCGGACGAAATCGAGCATCGCATGGAGCAAGCCTTCCTTCTTAATAGCAGCATCCAGCGTCAAGCTGAACGTGTCACTGCGGAAGAAATCAGATTCATGGCAGGAGAGTTGGAGCAAGCCCTCGGTGGCACCTACTCAATTCTTGGCCAAGAATTGCAGCGTCCGCTCGTGGTGCGTCTGATGTTGGAGATGCAGAAGGAACGCAAATTGCCCACGCTGCCTGCTGATCTCGTGAGTCCTCAGATCATTACTGGTCTTGATGGGCTTGGACGTTCGAGTGATCTGATGAAGCTCGATCTTCTACTTGCAGGTGTCGCACAGGCGTTCGGGCCTGAAGCTGTTGCTGAGTACTTCAGCGCGGGCGCTTATGGTAAGCGTCGTGCAGCGGCTCTCAGCATTGACATCGAAGGGCTCGTGCGTTCTGAACAAGAAGTACAGCAATCCCGCGCGCAGAAAGCGCAGCAGGCTATGCTGGAGAAGACTGCGCCTGCTGGTATCAAAGCGATGTCAGATCAAGCGGTGGCTGCTCAAAGCGCCGCCGCTCCCGCGCAGCAACAGTAACCAAACACTGAAAAGGAGTAGCACTGATGGTGCTGAATCCAAGGCTTCCTCGCGTCCCAGGTAAAATGGGCGAGGATGGTCGTAGTGAAGGTCTAGCAGATCAGAACGAGTCTGTGTCTGCGCGTGAGCGCTCCGGCGAGTCTCTGTCTGAACTCGGTGATGGCCCGAAGATTGGGAAGAATGGCGAATATCAGCCTGCGAAGTACAAGCAGATTACTACCGTCCTGACGGCGCAGGGGCCGGTTTCAATCGAACAAACGATTGAAGACCGCTAAATGACACAGGTCACGACTTCAACGGACATCGCCCCTGATCCGAATGCAAAGCCGCAGGACAACATCAGCGGCGATGCGAACAAGGTGATTGTCGATCCGAATAAACCAGCAGGTGACAAGCTTGCTGAGAAGTTGATTCTCGGAAAGTACAAGACACAGGCTGATCTCGAAGCGGCGCATGTTGCGCTGGAGAAGAAGCTCGGTGAGCAGAAATCCGAGATCACTCCAGAGCAAGCCCGTGAAGCTGTAGAGAAGGCCGGTCTCGACATGGCCGCTCTTACGCAGGAGTACGCCGCGAACAAGGGTGTCCTTTCCGAGAAGACCATCAAGGCTCTCGAAGCTAAGGGTATCAATCGCGCAACAATTGACGCTCATATCAATGGCCTCAAGGCTCAGTCTACACAGATGCGTCAGGAGTTCGCGCAGGTTGCTGGTAGTGAAGAGGTGTTGAAGAGCGTGCTGGAGTGGGCGGCGACGAATGGCGATCCTGCAGCGGTCAAGGCGTACAATGACGCCATTGACGAGGGAAACGTCGTTGTTGCAAAACTTGCTCTACAAGCAATCGGCACCAGCTATAACGAAGCTGTAGGAACTGATCCTGCGCTTCTTAATGGCGATGCCGGTTCTGATAGCGGTGTCCAGCCATATACCGCCCCTGCTCAGGTAACAGCGGCAATGCGTGATCCTCGATATGCTGACGATCCCGAATATCGCCAGTCTGTTGAGCGGCGTTTGGCAAAGTCAAACGTGTTTCAAGTCAGATCGAGCAACAGGTAAATCGCGATGGGAATAGTTAACGCCCTCCTCGGTCCTGTGAAGAATCTGTTCGATGGTGCTGTTAGTATCATCAACAGCATTAAGGGCGGATCGCCTGAAGAGAAGAACGCAGCTACGCTCGCGCTCGCACAGCTTCAGACCAACTTTCAAGCGAAGCTGGTTGAAGCCGATTTGCAGTTTGCTCAAGCACAGCGCGATGTCATCGTGGCGGAAGCTAGCGGTCATTCGTGGCTGCAACGCAACTGGCGTCCGATGCTCATGCTGTTCTTCGCTTTCATCATTGGCACAGTCGTCTGGACTGGCGGTTACATTAACGGTCGTCAACTCGACCCCGCATTCGTGATGGAAATTCTTTCCATTGTGAAGATCGGCCTCGGCGGCTACGTCGTCGGACGGTCGGCGGAGAAGATCGCACCGCAAGTCGCAAGTATCTTCAAGAAGTAGACCTTCCGGCTCCCGGCAGCGCCCTATCCCCTGGGTTCCCCCTCCTTTCCTTGGGGATAGGGAGATGGCTGTCGGGGGCTTCTCCAAAAACCGCTCACTCCTTCTTAGGAGGAGTGCGTCACACCCACACGGCAACAACCGAGAAGTAACTGAGGCCCACTGCGGTGGACACCCTGAGAGAAAACCGGACACGCTGAAGGGGAGCGACGACGTTTGTGTAGTTCAACGTCAACCTCTTTTCTCTACAGGTAACAAATGGCTAACATGACGCCCAATCGCTTTGGGCAATTGAACCAGGCTGGCGATCCAGATGCCTTGTTCTTGAAGGTCTTCGCAGGCGAAGTCCTGACGGCCTTCGACGAGACCAACGTTGCGAAGTCGCGCAGCATGGTCCGTACGATTACCAGCGGTAAATCGGCACAGTTCCCTGCCTCATGGAAGGGTACTGCCGCGTATCACACGCCCGGCACGCAGTTGCTTGGTACCGGTGTGGGCCTCAACGAGCGCACGCTTATCATCGACGATGTGCTCATCGCAGACCGTTCTATCGCGCAGATCGACGAACTCAAAACGCACTACGACGTTCGCTCGATTTATTCGCGTGATATCGGCATGGCGTTGGCTCGCGCATTCGACAAGAACCTCCTCCAGGTGGCTATCCTCGCGGCTCGCGCTGCGGCGACTGTCTCTGGTGGAAATGGCGGGTCGGCCCTCACGGACGCTGCTTATCTCACGACTGTCGCGAACCTCGAAGACGGTCTCTTCACTGCGGCTCAGAAGTTCGATGAGAAAGATGTACCCGAGAGCGACCGCTACGTTGGCATCAAGCCCGCGCAGTATTACCAGTTGGTCGCCAGTTCGTCCAAGGTCATCCACAGCGATTACAACCCGACCCCGAACGGTGGTTATGCTCAGGGTAAGGTCTTCCGTATCGCTGGCATGGAGATCGTCAAGACGAACAACCTTCCGCAGTCGA